GCTGGATACCTTTATTATAGAGATCCTCATACAGTGAAAATCCTTCTTCGGCATTTCTAGACATTCGGGAGACGGAATCGAACACCACAGTATCACCGTCTTTCAGAACCCGATACAGCTTGCCCCATTCTGGCCGAAGGATGGAAGTTCCCGTATAGGCTTCCTGTACAATGTGAACTGTCGGGTATTCAGCCCTAATATTGCGAACCTGACGGTCAATGCTCTGCTTTGCAGTGGAAATCCTGCAATAACCATAAGTGCTCATAGCCTTTTCTTTCCGTATCAAAAATGCCGAACGTCATTTTAGCGTCACCGATTTGCTAAGGCAAATCGGTTTCATCACGCTGTGATTGATACTTTTCTGTACCCACGGCATTTTTAATACTTTTTCCTGCGAGCCTTTGTCACTACTCGTCCGTTTTCTTGCCCTCGCTTTGTAGCCAGCGCTATATTATTCATCGTATCCGCACCATATAACTCTTACGTCGCTGCCCACAAACCGAGACCTCAAAAACGATCTCGTCCTGACACGGCTCGCTCTTATCAACGGTTCAGATACTGATTCATAAACTCTTCCACTGTCACGCAGGGCTTTTGATTTTTCTCTGCTCCTCCAAACGGATCATAGTTCCAGTCCGTCTCTTCGTCGATGTACCGCCGTCCATCATCGGGCAGTTCCAACGGTTCTGCAAGAATAATCGTTCCCCAGTGATTGACCATGATAAATGGTGCAATCTCACAGGGAATCCCCCGGCAGTCATCATCATGCCGCACATCGTAGGCATATAGACCATCCGGGACGGTATCTCTTTTTATACGGAAGCTGGTGAATAATGCAGGTTTTCCGCAGACAGTAATTTCTTCATAGTGTTCGGTCATCGCATTACAAGACATATAAATTCTCTCCTTTATGCTACATTAAACCGGGTGGCTTTATAGCAGTCTGCACACATTCCCTCATGGGTGGCTGCAAATTCTGCCGCCTGCATGATAGAGCCATCTTTCAACTTAACTCTCTTGATGGGCTGGTTGCACCGGGCACAGATGCAGGGCATGGGCGGCTGTTCCTGCTTCGGGGCAGCGGATTTCGGTTTCGGCTGATTTTGAGGTTCTGCATCCGGCTGTGGTGCAGCATCTTCCGGCAAATCTTCTCCGGCATAAACGTACAGGCCAAGGCCAAACATCGCAAGATTTTTGACCAAGCACCGCATAATAGCCTTGTTTACATCGAACATGGAGGCAGCTTCTACGGTACGTTCTTCCATGCCGACTTTCTCGCGGCGGCGCGTCTGCTGGTTGTATTCCCATTTCGGGGTAGTGTAGGTGTAAGGTGTGGCTTTCATGGCTTTGTTTGCGCCATCCAGTACAGGCAGCCACATTTCGTGAGAAACGCCCTCAATCGTGACAGTGGTATACACCATGAAGCCGGTTATGGGGTCATAAACATATGGCAGACCGTTGAATTTCTTAACCTCATAGCTGGCAGAAGGATACAGCTTTTTCACCTCTGCCCAAGCATACGCCCAGCTTACATATTTTAACTCGGTATTGCCAGACTTTTTGACTTCCAGATGATCTTTGAAGTCGATAGCAAATAATTTCACGAATGGATTTTCTGTGGCCATAATAAACCTCCAAGAAAAAAGGCGGCAGAGCATTTACTCCCTGCCGCCGGACACAAGATTTATGCCGCATGAACGATGGTGAACCTGCGGCTGCTTACATTTTTGCTGTACTGGTTGAAAATGTCCGGCTGCTCTTTCCGCAGTCGCTGAGAATCCACACGCTTGCTTTCGGAGGATACCCACGATACCTTATAACCCGGTGCTGTACCATAGGCAGCATCCTGCATTTGCAGCTTGACCTGCTGCTCGATGGCCGTTTTCTCCTGTTCCATCTGCTCGATTTGGTCGGAAAGCTCCTGCCGCTTATCCAGAAGTCCATGCAGAGCACTCAGGTCAGCGGTCTTATCCCGGTTATCCGCCTCATAAAGCTGGTTGATTTTCTGCGTATCACTGTCACAGCCATTAGGTGCAGGGGGAATCTGGGGCACAACATGGTTCGTCCAGAAACGTTCTTCCTTATCAATGAGATCAGAAAGCACCTGCTTATCTGTCACGATCTTGTGGATCACCAGCTCTCTGCCGAAAATCAGAGCCGCCACATACCAGCAGTCGAAACCGCTGACGGCTAAGTAGTGGTCAACCTGCGCCAGATAGTGAGCCGGGATTTTCCCATCAGCCCACTTGTCCGCAGAGAAGGGCGAAACCGTCTTGCACTCCAATCCAGCTTTCTGCCCAACGATCAGACGGTCAAAGTCTGCCAGAAGCAGCGGATGTTCTTCGCTTTGGTAGATAGCGTTTGCACGGCGCACCTTAAAGCCTGTTTCTTCGGAGAACCGCTGCGCCACATAATCCTCCAAGTCACGGCCCTGCCGCATGGCCTCGTTGTCGATATTTTCAATGGTGTCGCTGATTTTATCATGGTACACCTGAAATGCAGAACGGTAGGGATTCAAGCCAAGGATAGCCCCGGCATCCGTGCCGGTAATACCGCATTTTCGATAGCGGAGCCAATCCTCTTTGGGCAAATTCAAGGTAGATACAAGTCGTTTCATGCAATGTTCAACCTCTCTTTCATCTGTTCTTCTGCGATAGAGAAATCATATTCCACCAAGTCTTTGATAATGGTGGAAAACTCATCCACCAAGGTACGGTCATCGTCCAGCCACAGGGTATACAGGAAATCCAGAATGTTCCGCTGCACCCGGAGATGGTTCCAGAAACGCTCGTCCATCTGCTTTTCGGTGTCCAGCGTAATCAAGGCACTGACGATAGTGCTTTTCATCGTGATCTCGTATGCCA